CTAATCCGGGAAGGCCCGAAGAAAGGCATTCCTCAGGGACACCGCGTGCTGCCTGACGTGAAATGCGCTCCGGGCGAGCCCGGGAAGCTTTTCATCGGGAATTTTCCCCCGCATCAGTGCCGCATGGATCAGGTTGACATGGTCAATCACCCCGTCGATATCGGCCTGCATTGCTGAGAGGATATTTTTTGCAGACGGTGCCTTCTTGGTCGTGCGACGGGGGGGGCGCTTAGCCATGGGACACCGTCACGCGCTCCGGAAAGGGCCGCACGGCGCGAAATGAGTGCGTCCCCCCAGATCCCTTCGGCGCGGGCAAAAGGCCTACGGCCTTGTGGATCGCCATGACCATGTTGCACGGGATAGGAAATTTCTTTTCAGGATTGAACATTTCGATGACGAGCGCGGGCATCGCGGCGTCGGGGTTAGGGCTGCCTTCGTAGGGGAAGCCTTCGACGATCCCGGGCAGATCAAGGAACATGCGCTTAAAGATAACCTGATGCTCGCCCGGCTTGACGAACTCCGGCCGGAACCACACGGCGATAAAGTCGCCCTGCCTCGGCTTATCAGTCTTGGAAATTGCAACCACCGCGCCGTCACAGACCACGGGCGCCAAGCACGCCCCGTCGCAAACCATCGCGTAATAATCCGGCAGCGTAGCCGGGTCCAATAGCCTCTCAGGCTGCGTGCGCGGCTTGCTGGCTGGCTTTGACGGCCGGCGGTGTATCTTGACGGGCGCGGCGGAAATCCAGCGCTGGGCCGGATGGGGCAGGAACGGAAACAGACTCGTGGTATCTTGGGGATTAGCCTGGGCCATAGTTGAATCCTTTGGCTTGGGTTAGGGCCGGGGCGGAAGTTGCCACTTCCCCTCGGCCTGCATTTAATGTAAAACCGTATTTATGGCGAAGTCAATAGCGGTAAAACCTAAAAAGCGTGGAAGGCCCGCCACTGGTCGCGACCCTTTCGTGGGGATTCGCTTGCCAGAAGAACTGATCGCCTCAATCGAGAAATGGAGCACTGACAACGGAGTCGGCTCCCGCTCCGAGGCCATCCGCCGGCTTGTCGAGTTGGGAATCGCGAGCGCCCAGCCGGTGCCAGTTAAGCCGCCAAGCAGCAAAACTGTGGCGAAGGCCACCGCGTTGGCTGGCGAGCAGATAGACCGCCTGCATGACGACACGGCCACGCCCAAACAACGCGCGAGTCGGAAACGACGCCTGCTGAAGGGGCCGGAGGAATTTCGGGAGATGCGCGCGCCGAAGAGGAAGCGCTGACCATGACCGGCAAAGACGATCCTGCATTTGACGCGGAAGAGTGGTTTGAGCGCTTCTATGCCGCGGGCTGCTCTATGAGGGTGTCTAAACCGACTATGGTTCCGTTAGATACCGCGGACGTCTCGTCGGAATGCACGGCATTGTGGAATGAAATTAGGAACGGCAACGAAGAGAAATGGAACGCGGTCCACGCGCTTGCTAAAGCGAAGGCTGGGGGTTCGTTTGAAGGATGGGTGATATTGCCGCCGCCGTCCGAACATAAAAAATAGGGGCGGGCCCGAAGGCCCGCCCCTTTTCTAAATGCGTGAACTGGTTGTCCAGAATAATTCCGGCTACCGATAGTTGACAGTTCAGGTACCACCGTCTCTAATTTTGAAAGTGGCGATCTAAAAGTCGCCGGAGGGGGACCCATGAGAAAAATTTTGTTTGTCCTGTTCGCTGCTTTGAGCCTTGGTGGTACCACCACTGCGGACGCCGCAGCCATCAATGCTTTCGATAATGGTTGGTACAGCGACAATGGCAACACTGATGCTTCGATCGGGCAAAACATCATTGTTGGCAGAAACATCGGTCTTTTTAATAACTATTTCGCCTTTAATCTTAGTTCACTTGCTGGGATGTCAGTAACATCCGCAACCCTTACAACGTTCGCCGATAATGGATTTTATTCCAGCGTCGATGCGAGCGAAACCTATGGTCTTTTCGATTATACCGGCAGCATCAATAACCTCCTGAACGGCACAGGCGGCGTGCCGGCATATAACGATCTGGGAAGCGGCGCGAGCTATGGTCAGATTGTCGTCCCCGGACCAAACAGGTCGATGCCTGAGCTCAACATCGCTCTTTCCTTGTCTGCCATTGCAGACATAAATTCGGTGCTTAATAGCGGGGATCAGCGATTTGTCGTTGGAGGATCGATATTGACGCTGGGCAGTGGCAATATTGAAAGCCTTTTTTCGGGCTCTGGCGCAATTGTAACGACGGCTGGAAGGCTCAATCTCGAGGTTACACAACCATCCGCCGTGCCCGGCCCCGTCGTCGGCGCCGGCCTTCCAGGTCTAGTGCTGGCTTGCGGCGGCCTTCTCGGCTGGTGGCGACGGCGACAGACTTCCGTCTGACTTCGCCTGACTTCTAGAATCCCCAATAGGCGTGCTGATTGCTGCTCATGCTACTGGACTGGCCGCTGCTGAAAGCGGACTGCCAGTAGCCAACCTCGGTCAGGTCGCCCTCGTATTTTTGGGTGTCGTTCGGGAGACGGCCCACGTTGACAACCCCTGTGACGCTGATGGGCGATCCACTGTAGATGTTGCCGGTGTGCGCCGTGCCGTTCACGTTCATGTCGGAATTACTGGTGCTGGTGCCGTACACCCCCTGGACCGCATGCCAGCTTCCGGCCGCAGCAGTGCCGCTTATGGACGCTCCTGCGTAGAGTGCCACATCAGGGTCGCCGTACACCATAAATTGGTAGTCGCTGCCGCTATTGATGACGAACAGCCCACCCTGCGCACTGGTGGGCGGCTTGAAGAACGCAGACGACGTGGCACCCGGTGTTGCCGCGATGGTGCCTGAGGTGGCAAAGAAATCGTCGGTCCCGTCGAAGGTGATAATCGGCAGGGTGCCGCCAATGCCTGCCAAGGTGAACGCTGGCTGATTGGAGCCGCCCGCTGTAACTAGGTGCCGACCATTTCCCGTCTGATCGTAGAGCGTGACGACGAACAGACTTGCCGCACCTTTGAACGTGGTGATGGCAGCGAGATCGAGACCACCACCAGCAACCGTGACGAAATCCTGCTCCGCGTTGTCGCCTGTGCGGCGCAGCCTTATAGCGTTGGCACCGATCGAGGCCAATGTGTACGCCCGCAAGCCCCACCAAGCATAGGCACCGCTAACAACATCGCCGGGGCCAGCGTAAGAGGCGGCGGCAACGGGCCTGTACCGACCCGCGCCGGTTAACATCATTGGGGCCATTATCATGCTCCATTTTCCTTTGAATTGCGCCTAGCCGGCGCTGCTTTCTGATTGCGTCGCGCTGACCCGCTCCGCATTTTTCTGTTCGACTGTCATGCCATACAGCCTCAGCATCAACGCATCGGCCAAGCGGCGGCAGATCGTGTCGATCGGGATAGACCACGGCGCGAACTTGACGTCGGCGCCCTTGAGCGAATGGCTCAGCAGCAATTCGATTGTCGTCACCGAGTACGTGTCTATGTCGACAAGCACAGTGGCCAGCCAGTTCCGGACGGCGGCTTTGTCGTCACCCCCGACCGCCTTTTGAATCGATGCGATCGACTTCAAATCGAACTCGAGGGACACGCCGGGGCCGATTTCGGGCATGGGTACTGCGAAGGATTTCGTTTCTGCCATATTGCTTTCCTTAGCCAGCGAGTCCGGTGGCGCCGTTCATTGCGAAGCTATCGGCGATTGCCTTACGGCCGCGCCCGCCCGGGGCCCGGATCGATTGCTCCATGATCTCCTCGACGGTCCTTTTCATCTGGATATCGAGTCGCGCGCCGTTGGGTCCCTGAGACTTCTTCACGGAAGCCTTGTCGCCGCCCGGTGCCTCATGGATGTGGACCTCCATGTCGCCGCCCTTGCCGCTGCCCACGGCGGAACTCAGGCCGGCAATGGTACGGCTGGCCCGGTTGTCCATGGCCGCCGTCAGGACCCGCTCGCCCTTCTCAAGGATTGTCGGGAACTCGCGGGAGGTCAGCCCGGTGTGCAAGCGGATGGCGTTCGAGAAGGTCGATGTCGGTACGCTACGGCGCCTGGTCGACTCGCCCGCCATGCCGCCGCTGTGACTGACGCCCGCAGAACCGGTGGCCGCACCGGAAACACTGCCCGACGCGCCAGAAGCGCCGAAGCCTGAGAATCCGGAGAAGCCAGTGAAGGCGCCGGATATACCGCCCGCAATCGGCCCCACGACGGTTTTGAGCAACAGCGCGTGAGCGACAGATTCAAGCAACCGGGTCGATAGGTTTGTGAGACCCTGACCAAGCGTTTCCGTCCCCTTGGCCATCGCGATGAGGTCCGACGTCGAGCCTCGCAAGGCTCCGGCGAGTTCGGAATCAAGGGTTTTCGTCAGGTTCGCACTGTCGATCGCCAACCGTGTTAATTCAGGTGTCTCAGACGATCGGATCTTGAGCTGGTCGAATTGCTCCTGAGCTTCCTTGAAAGATAGCCGGCGCGCCGTGCGCTTTTCCTCTTCCGATTTGATGACGCCTTGAGCCTCATCCTGGGCAAGCTGCCTAGTTCGGACCGATAGAATTTCTGTGTCTGTCGCAATACCAAGCTGCACCCGTTTTGCCAGAACCGCCGCGGCCTCATGAATGCGCGCATTCTCATCAATGGCGTCGGTATCTGCCTTGGTGATATTCGTGTGCTGCAATCGGGCCAGAGCCAGTTCTTTAGTCCTGACCGATGCGCGCTCTTCCGCGGTGGCGACGTCACCAAGTACGGCGAGGCGCGCTTTCTCGTCCGCGATCTGCCGAGTTAACGCGTTGATTTGCTGAATGCGCGCGGCTTGGTCCGAGACTTCGAATGCCTCATTTATTCGAGACTGCGGCGTCGCTTGTGGTTTGCCGAGTTCTGATAGCCCCGCCTGTGCGCCAGGGGCTACCCCGCCAACCGCTGCGGGCGGTGTCAGTGCGCGGCGCCCCGCGACCACGGCGCGCATGAGGTCACCCACCGGGCCCGGCATGGCGGTGAGAGCATTCAGCAAGCCGCCGGCACCAAGCTCGGCAGCGGTGCCAACGTTGCCGGATTCCACGGCCACGCGAAACTTAACCGCGACGTCTAGCTCATTCTGCTTCGTGATGCCGAGTTGGGCTTTAAGGTCTTTCCAGCCCGCCGCGATCCCCGCGTAACCTCGATTTGTCTCTTGCTCGATCAGTCGTGCCATGCGCGCCGCGGCAACCCCGGCCGCGGCCTGCTTGGCGATGATTTCCTCATCGATCACCTTGCCGGCCTTCTGGCCGGCTTCGATCACCGCGCCGAATCCGCCGCGCCCCGCCAAGTCGAGAAGCGTAGTAGCGAAACCGCCGCCGCCTTTTCCGAATGCCAGCTTGGCCAGATATTGTTGAGTAGCCTTATCGAGGCCCTTAAATCCATCGGCTAAGATAGCGATCGCATCTTCGGTGTTGCTGGCACTGGCGAACGATTCGGCCAAGCCGCCGTTGATGCGCTTCAGTTCTGCATAAAATTCGCCGCCGCCCTTGCGGGCATTGGCCAGCTCGGCAGCGAACTTGCTGATGCCGGTATTGTACCGCTCCTGACTAACGCCATTGTCTTCAGCGACGTCGCGCAGCGCTTGAAATGCAGAGGTCGAAAGATCGACTTGGGTGCTGACCTCCTGTATCTGGCGAGCGCTTTCGCGAAACGCCTTGGCGCCCTCGAGCACCCGCTGGAACGCAAGATAGAGACCGCCAAGCGTTGCGCCTGCAGCGAAGCCGGCCGGGCCTAACGCACGCAGAGCAGAGCCAGTGAGCCCCAGACTCGATGCTGAGGACTCGGCACGCTGCTGGATAAGCAGGGTCAACTTGCCGATGGCAGAGTCGGCCTTTTGGGCGTGCTGCCCCGCGCGGTTGGCGAATTGCTCGGTTGACTTGCCGGCGGCGTTGAAGCCAGCGACAAGTGGTCCCAGGTCAGCCGTCAGGGCGACGCTGATTGCGCCAATTGGCTCAGCAGCCATTCGGTGATCCTATTTCGCGGATTTGGCCTTGAGCTCGAGGCCGTCTTTGCGACCGAGCTCACGAATGCCAAGGATGTTGAAAGGGTCAGACTCGAAGAGAACGCGATCGGTGGTCTTGACGTCTGATTGCCACCGGATCGTGAATGTCACCACGCGTTCGGCATAGCGCTGTTGCGCGGCAACGTTTTCGTCTTCGAAGTCAAAACGGACCGACGCCCATGCGTCGAATAGATCGGACCACGCCGTCACAGGGTTGTTTAGATCGTCGGTGCTAGTCACGGTCTCCCGCTGCACAGTTACGCGGCGGTCAAGCGGTCCAAGGCGCATCGGTCACTTCCATTGAATATAGAAATCCAACAGCCGACGAAACGCGGACCGATCGCCGGCCGCGTCCGTAAAGTCTGTTGTGGCTTTCGTAATGCTGACCAGGTGACCGACGATGGTCTGCAGATGGACGTCTTTCAAGGCGTCTCGCACCGCCTCACCAAGATCAACTGCACCTTTCGGCGTTTCCGCTAGGCACTGCACCGATACGCGGGAGGTCTGCCAGCCGGCCGAGCCTTCGAGGATGTACGGTGATTCTTCCGATACCAGATTGACCACGGCCGCCGGCGCCGCGGTGCCCTGCGGTGCTTCGATGGCGTGCACGCGGGTCGCCACGATCGCCACAACGGTAGCGTCATCCAGCAACGCTCGGACAGCGATGGCGAGTGCGCTCAACCTTGGGCTTTCTTAGCGGCCCGGGCGGCAAGCCGAGCGGCCTGCTTCTCAACGGCGGGACCGAAGACGCGGCCGAAAATGGCCACTGCCTCTTGCTTGGTCGCCTCATAAGCGCGCGTCATGAAGCGCGTGCCCTTCGTGCCAGGGTGTTGCGACCCGGCGAATTTGCCGGCGTTGATGTGGGGCGCGGTGTCGAATTCCAACAGATGGGCCTGGGAACGCGCTGGACTATCCGGGTCAACGCCGACGCGATACTGCGGCCGCGTCGCCGGCGACCGCATGCGCTTCACGATGAGGCCCTTCAGCAGCTCACCGGTGGCAATGGAGCCGTCATCTTGAATGTTTTGCTGGGCAGCCGCCAAGGTTGGCTCTAGGGCCCGCTTGCAGGCCTCGTTTCCAGGGCCGGCTACGAGTCGGGCGATGCTCCGAAACGCGTTGGCGGTCTCGCTCGCACCAGAAACGCGGCGCGGCGCCATTACCGCACTCCATAGACGAGGTACGGCGCGAACATCGCTCGGATCTGTGGGTCGGCCTGAAGGGATGGCATGGCATCGCCACGGTTCTCGAACAGCCGCACCACGGTCATGATCATTGCGTGCCGTAGGCCCGCGTCAATATCTTCGGCGTCGGTGCCGTAACCGGCGCGATAGATGACTTTTATTGCGCCACGTAGGCCCCCCGGGACCACTGGCCACACCGCATGAGGGGCAAGGTAGATGCGCGCAAGGCCATCCGCGTCTACACGGACGGTATAGGTGGCCGGGTCGACCACGGGCAGCGGAGATGAGCCGTCGTCGATCGTGATGGAATCGACCTCGATCAGGGGCGGCCGTCGCAGCGTGATCCCGTCGCAGCGGTCATGCGGAAAGTAATCAAGCGTCAATTCCAGGGTTTGATCGAGGAGCGAGCGGCCGAGCCAGCCACTCGGCCCGGCTACCCAATCCACGACCACGGCGATGAGACGGCCGATTAGCGAGTCTTGAGCGCTGCCATCAAGGCGCAATTGCTCTTTGACTTCCGCCAACGTGATCGCCTCCCCATCGGGAGGGGTGACGATGCGGATCGTCATTTATTTTTTCCCGCCGGGCGCATCTTGTTACGCGGCGCGGGCACCATTTTGCTGCTAGGCGTGAAGGTTGGAGACTCGGAGTCTTGAACAAAACTGTCCGAATGCACCCCGGGCTTGACCAGTCCATTGCGCGCGAGTTCTGCTTCCCGCGCCGCGGAACTACACACCATATACGTGCCCTTCCTGACGTAACCTTCCTCTCCAAGGAACGATTTGACGACCTTGACTTCACGACGCATGGGGCGCTCTCCAAATGACTTGGGGCCAGGATTGCCTGGCCCCATGCTTAGCTAAACTCGGCCGATCGAGCGCTTACGGTGAAGCGCCACCCGGGAACGCGCCATGAACAAAGCTTTGCGGACGGAACACGGCCAGCGCGATCCGCTCCTCTGCGAGAATTGCAACGAGGTTCTTGGTAAAGAAGTCTTTATGTTGCGTCGCAACCTCAACGCTACCTTCTTCGCGGTCAAAAACCTGAGCGGCGATGTTAAAGGCTCCAACCATGAATTCGCCTTCAGGCATTGCGTTGGTGTCGATCACTGGAAGCCGCCACAACTGCTGAGTGCCTCCCGTTTGAACGTTGACCCAGATGTACCAGCCAGTGGAATCCTTAGTGAGTTCGATTTCTGCAAAATCAGCAGGATTTAGCACGATTGCAGATGCCCGATATTCCGCGATCCGAACCTGAAGGATGGCCCGCCGCAAGATATCGATACGCGTGTCCGTCAACTGATTGCGGCTGTCGTCAAAATCCGTCGCCTGAGGAATCAGGCCGAGAAGATTCTGTCCGGTGCCGTCGCCCATCAAGAGTTGCGCCTCCTCCACGTAGGTCAGCCCATATCGCAGCCGGCCATCAATGTAGGATTGAAGAAGCGGGACATCGGCGAGCACTTGCTTGGACGCGATAATATGATGCGCAATGGTCCGGACCGGTGTCTGCACCAGCTCAAAGGAAAGGTCGCTTTGCGGCTTCTCTGGCGCCGACGTCGGATCGCCGGTCGTTTCGGCCACCGGCGCCGCGTTGTTCTGGAATCCCGTTTCCTTCACGTATTCGACCGAATTTGAATCGGTACGCCCCGGCATGAGCAGATCGCGCACGGTCATCGGCCGATCGGGAGGCGCAATAATACCGGGCAGCCGTTGCGGCCGGATCGCGTCACCGACGCCACCGGTCCCTGTGGTCAGGCTCGTCACGCTTGTCACCGCCTTCACGTTCAGGCGAGCGCTGCCACTCTTGCGTTGCGCGAGCTCCTTGAAGTCAGCAGACTCCGTGAACTGCATCCCAAGCGACTGGCTCGGGACGTTGTCATTGCCGGCGCGGCGCGCCAACTTCTGTTCCACGTCCATCAGGCGTGCCTGAAGATCGCCGCCTTCGCGGGCAAGTTTCTCGAGCACCGCCTTGGTATCGACAAGAATTTTGCCGTGATCCTTGATCTCAGCCGATGCCTTTTCGGCAAAGGTCTTGATCTCGTTATCGCGCTGCGTGAGCGCCGTCATGACGGACTTGAATTCCGCCATATCGTCGGCGCGCTCGGACGCGTCTTTCCGGCCGTACTCCCTGTGGGGCACGGTTGCTGCGTTGCTCTTCATTTTATGACCTCAGAGTTTGGGGAGAGAGAACCCGTTGAGCTGATTGATCAGCTCGCGTGCGGAGGATTTGAATTCCTGATCGCCGCCGGACTCGCTCCGGAGGACATGCGCAAGCCCGCGATTCGCAATCACAGCGGATTGCGATTTGGAGAAGCCTGACTCTCTCAGGAGCCTCTCAAATTCCGGCAAGGTGGGAAGCGAGCCATGCGCCAGCTTCATTTTCACGGCGTCGATTCTGGCCTCATCGTTAGCAGGCGAGACAACCACCGACGCTTCGATAAGGTCCAATTTCTTCAACGTTCGGACGCCGGTCCGTTCGTCAAAGGATGATTCACGCACAAAGTAGCCAATGCTGAGCCCCGTGAACGCGGCAGCCTTCATTCCCCGGTAGACGACGCGGGCCATTGGGGCGTCGTCCAGCCACAACGAGCCATTGCCAAATAATCCGCGACCGTCTTCTTTCAACGAATCCCAAACTCCGATCGGCGACCGATTGTCGTGCTGGAATAGGATCGGGAATTTTCGGCCCTTCGCTTCAGCGGCGGCCAGCGTTTCAGTAAAGGAGTTCGGGGCCACATCTTCCTGGCTAGTATCAACCACGCCGAACACCGACGCGTAGCCGCTGAACGTTCCGTCTTCGGCAACCGACTTTATCGACAGATCGAAGTCTCTGATTTTAAAGGCGCTCATGCCGCTAGTCCGGGAATGGGGTCGCCTGGAGCCGGTTGCGTCTGTCGTGGTGGCTGCTTGCCCAGCATGTCGAGTGGTACGAGATTGGACTGCACGGTCAGCATGTCGCCGCCCGGCATTGGCGGCCAGTTTTTCAGCGCCCGCCCTTGGTTGCGGGTCATGAAGCCATTTTGGGCCATGCTCGACATGAAGGCCGCTTGGCTGGCGGAATCGCCGCGGAGCAGCCCGTCCGGATTGAACTCGGCGTAGATTCTAGAACGTTCCGCCGGCGCGATAAGGCGGATGTTTATCGCGGACTCGATGCGCTTCAGGTAGGAGCGAAGGCCAAGCATGAGCCAGGCGAGCATTATTTGCTCAACGCCACTTCCCCACATGGTTTGCCCATCGGCGGCATGTCCGATGAGAATGGGCGGCATTCCGAACCAGCGACAAATTTCCTCAATTTCGAACCGTCGGGATAGAAGCAACTCGGCATCGCGCGGCTGAATCGTTACGGACTGCCAGTCAAAATGACCTTCAAGAACGCCGGCGCGCGCCGTATTGCCGGATCCGCTATATGCCTCGACCAAAACCTTTCGGACTTGAACCCTTTGCTCTTCCGTCAGGACTGGCTCCGTCCCTTCCGGTGGCTGGTACTTGAAGAATCCAGACGGCTTCATGCCGTTCGCGAAGGTTCGGCCAGCCGCTTCATTGGCCGCCATAGCAGTAGATAATGTTTGCCGTGCATAAGAGACGGGCGAGAGGCCCACATCGTTGCCGATGCCGAATCCTCGGATATGGAAAATCTGTTCCTCGCTGTACTCCTCGGGGCCTTTCGGTCCCGCGTACCGATAACGCAGCGCTCCGAGCCGATCGCGGTAAACGGTCATCCGGTCGGGCGGTAGAATGACCAGGGCGCGGACCTGACCGACCGACACGGTTTTCTCTGCGAAGGCGTTGCCCCACAGGAGAAGGCAAGCCGTCATAGCCTCCCAGAACTCAACCGCGGTCTGATCCGCGTTCGGTTGATCATGGAGCAACCGGTAAAGCGCATGCGTTGGAACGGCATCGCCGCTGCCATCGGAGCGCCGTTCATAGATTTTGAGGGGTAACGTTCCGATGGTCTCCGCAGTCAACCTTACGCAAGCCCAAAAGGCCGCAAGCTGCATAGCCGTGTCTGGCGAGACATGCTTGCCGGCCCATGTCTCGCCGCCGAAGAATGCGAGCCAGACCTTACGGTCACGCAGGCTAAATCGACTGCCGATCGAACTGAGAGCGGAATACAGGCTCACACGAGAACCGGCGAGTTGAGAAACGGTGCGAGATCAACGGGGCGCTTTGGAACGAATTTTTTGGCGAGCTGAAGGGCCATGACGAGCGCAACAGCGCCGTCAATCCGAACCGGCCCTCGCTTGTTCGATTTCGGCTTATCCAGTTTCAGGTTTCCTGCTGGGTCACTGACGGTAATTGCGTTGGACACCGCGGCCGTTAGGACGGGATGGCCGCCATGTCGCAGCCGCGATGTGAGCGCGAGTTCTGCGAACAACTCGACTGCGGGCCCCATGGATTGATAGCCCTGGCCGAAAGGCTCAAGCGGAACGGGGAAGTTAGCGTCCACATCGTCCAGATCCTGCTGGAAATCGTCGATGCGCCAGCGATCGAATCCGACCGCTTCAATTTTGAATTCCTTGCTGAGCCTGACGAGTTCAGCGGCAATATAAGAAAACCGGATCGTTGGCCCCGGAACAGAATTCAAGAATCCCGCCGCAATCCATTGTTTGAAAAGCTGCTGTTCAACCGGTGTGCGCGTCGAAAGTTGGCCGGCCGGCGTCCAGAAAATCGGGAGGATGTCATAGACCGGCTCTGCCTTGTCGTCGGGGAAGACGAGCACCAGCGCCGTGAGGTCGTGCTTGCCGGACAGGTCAAGGGCCGCAAAGCAGACACGGCCGCGCAGCGCCTCCCGGTCTATCGGCACGTTACCGACCTTCCAGACCGGTGCGGTTACGAGCCGCGCCTCTTCACTGGCGTCGACACGCTGGTTGAGACGAAGATTCCTGAACGACGGCTCGAAGGCGGGAATGCGCCGCGCACGTTGTGCGGCCTGCCGCATTTCCGGCAGAGACAGGAATTTTCCAAGTGCGGGATTGCAGGCGAACCAAGTTTTTTCGTCAAACGGGTCCGCATCCACAGGCGCCGCGATCAATTGGACGTAGGTTGAGGGATCCGCGCCCAGCAGGGCATCATCGATAAGCTGACTCAGTGGGTGCGTATCGTTCGGGGCCTGCGTGCTGATAATTATGCCGAGCGCTTCGCGGCGCTTGCCGAGCCCGTTTATTAGGTTGTCGAGGAGCTCGCGATCCTTGGCTTGGGCCAACTCATCATAGGCAAACAGTGTCGGGGATAGGCCGTGCGCGCGGCGCGCGTCTGACGAAAGGGCCTCATAAGTCGACCCGGCGCCATCGCCCTCGAGCACTTCCATTCGTTTATGGAATCGTTGAACGTTTATCCGGGAGGCGAACTCCGGAACTGTAAATATTATCGCTTCCATTTCCGCGAAGATGATGCCGGCCTGCTGGCGATCAATTGCCGCGGAATAGACCTCGCCGCGCGGCTCGGCTTCAGGCCCAACAAGGTGGCAGAGACATAGGCCGGCCACGATCGCCGATTTTCCGCCGCCCTTCGGTTGCGACCCGATCGCAAGCCGGCGTTGCCGAAGGCCGTCAGGCCTGACCCGGCCATAAACTTCCTCGATAAACTCCCGCTGTTCCGGCAGTAGCTTCAGCCGCCTCCCGGCCAACGGGCCTTTTGTGATAGGCAAAAAACTGAGGAAGCGAAGGACACGTTGCGCCCGCGTCAGGCCGGCGCGCTTCCATGGCAGCCGTCGTTTGCGCGCCGGCAACGCCTCGCGCGCCAGCCGCAATTTGCTGGCGCCTGGCCCACGTCTTCCCATTTCGTCCTAAAGGTTGGGCCGGTCGATGCGACGGGCACCGCCGGCCCCGTGAGCCCTTCGCGGCTGGATGGGCCGCCGGTGCTCGCGACCTCACAGCCCTTGTCCGCGTTACATAGGGCCCAGCAAAGACACGAAAGCTGGGCCGGCGGAGGGCCGTTTCCCGTTTTTGGGCGGGCCGCGACGCGCCCTCATGAAGCACACGAAAAACAAAATCGAGTGAAAACTAATTCTTCGGAAAGGAATGCCCGCCGGTCCTGACGCGAGCAGTTCCTAGACTTTTTAGCCGCCCTCCCTACCGCTCTGAGGCGTTGAACGGGTGCCGAGGATCAGCGGGAAGACCGTTGGCATCAACGGCGGTGTCATAGCCTAAGCGCTCGGTGCGCTGCTCTGGGCCGTCGTGGCACGCCTTACAGCGGGCGGACCAATTGCGACGGGACCAGAATAGCTTGCGATTGCCCTTATGCGGCGTGACATGATGGACGACGGATGACGGCGCGTTGCACAGTCGGCCGTTGCCAAGGTCCCGCTCGCATCGGGGGTGAGCGGCGAGGAACGTGGCGCGCGCCGTTTCCCATTTCGTCCCGTAGCCGCGCTGCCGAGCGGAGGGTCGGCGGTCAATTCGCCGTGCGCGGGCCGTCATCGCGCAGGAGGCCGCCGCCGATGACGAGTTCTGAATATCGCGTCAGAAATCCCTTGGCGAGCTTGATCGCCAGCCAGCGGTTGATCTTCGGCGGAAAACCCATCGGCTCCCAGTTCTTGGTAACCAACGGTTCAAACATGTCGATAAGGGCATTGTGATCGTACGGCCGCGGTGGCTCGGCCAGTATCGCTTGCTCGGCCAAGCCGGCCCCGTACCGCTCATGCTCGGCGCCAAGCTCTTCTATGTTCATGTTGCCAACGCCTCACCAACTTGAGCGATCAGGTCGAGCGTTAGGCTGCGCTCAATCGATAATGCCGATGCGCCGGCCACGGAGGTTGCCACGGCATCACGCTTCAATAATTCGACGTCGTCATAAAGAATCTGCGGCCGGCAGTACATTGCCCGCGGCAACCTGCCTAATGCTCGTATCTGTTCCGCGGCACGCGATGGCCCAAACTCGATTATAGCCGTCGGGGCAAAGACCCTGATTTCCAAAAATCCGAGACGCGCGCCGAATCGGCCAAGGCGACGGCATTGCGCGTCCTCGATGAGGGTTTGCAACAATTGTAATGACGTGTGGCCGGCCGTGAGCTTTCGCGTCGAGAGCCATTCGCTGGGCACGTGCTTGAGGACACCAAGGGAAGGCAATGTTCCTGGAAAAACGGCAGCGCTCGCCGTGCACGGCAAGTTGTATCGGCGCACCGAGCGAGGTGCGAGGGTCAGCTTGTCGCTAACGACAAGACCCAGCACGAGCGCGGCCGCGTCATGATGGTCCAAGATTGCGCCGGCCGATCCTCTGCCGCCGACGCGAATTAAGCGCTCGCTTTGTAAAGCGACGCCGACGGTCCGGACATGTTGGATTGGCAAACGCAGAATCCCGGCCACCGTTTCGGTGAACGTGCGGAATTTCATACGGGTCAATTTGGGGGACGAGTCACAGGAAGCGACTGTGAGCAACCGGTGCCATATTATGACTCACAGAGTCAAATGGTTTTTGTAAATCGTTTAATTAGGACCGGCCGTCGGGGCATCGACAAGCCACCTTGCGTGCCAGCTTTATCTCTCTCTACCTGGTATACTGCATAGTGTCCTCGTGGTGGGACTGTGAGCCCTCGAAAACCACCTCCACAGTCCCACGTCAGAGCCATAAACGTTGCTATTAAGCAACACGGTCCCGCCTCAGAGCCACTAATGGCTCTGACGTGGGACTGCGCCTGTCTGAGGTGGACTGTGAAATGAATTTCCCGGCGTCCACCGCATGAATTCCTTGCTGGCGAAGGCGGGTCCAGAAACTCCGCTGGTGTCGTCAGCAAATTCGGTAAGCAACCATTCTGTGGAGACTCGCCCCTTCATGCTGAAGCCGCTGCGCTTGCCGATCTTTAGGAAGCCGCGGTCGGTCAGTTTCTCGAAACAGCGCTGAGCCGTGCTCCGGCCGACAGAGAGGGCCGTGGCGGCCTCTCGAACACTGTAGCCAATCTTACCGTTGTTCGAACCCGGGCCCCTGTAGCGCCTCGCCAGTTCGATGTAGAGCGCTCTTGAGGTGCAATCTAGCGATTGCCATGCCTCAGACGCGAGCATGTACTCCATGAGCCGAACGTAGCCACCTTCCGATCGTCGTCCCCGGCGTCTGTCGTGCTTAGTCTTCATCGGGCAACGCCCAGCCGCGAGAGGATTAGGGTGATCTGCGTCCGCAGTGCATTTTCCAGATCTTGTAAGTCCTGCTCGCTTCGCTCGGGTTCTACCCCTTTTCGTGAGTGCGATGCGCGGGCGCGCTCAATAGTAGCCCTGATGGTGTTTTCCGGATTCTTGGACGCCGCGGCGGCCGTAGCCGTTCGCTGAATCATCGCTCGTCGGCGGATGGACGGAAACAGGACAACCTTCACCGGCGGGCGCCAATTGAGAAGCGGCAGGTCATCCATGTGCGGTGCACTGCCGAGAGGCAACCGCTTCGGCAAATTGGCGTGTCGGAAACGGGCCCGGCGCGTCCTCGCCGACGCCAATTCCGAACTGGCCATCGTCGCGCTGAACGACCAAAGCAGCGTTCTCCGCTGATGCCGACGCGTCCAGTTCGAGGGCGCGCGTTATCTGCCGATTGACATAAGGGAGGCGCCGATAGTGCGGAAAGGGGAGAACAGTGGCGGTCATTTCACGCCCGCCCGCTCGAGCATGGCGTTGAATGCAGCCTTCGGAACCCTGATCAATTTTCCGATTTTGATTGTCGGAAGGTCCCCGCGCTTCGCGGCTTGGTAGCTCGCATTGCGAGTCAGGCCGAGCATTCGGCCCGCTTCCGGAACCAAAAGCACAAGGCAGTTATCGTCTGGCACTTTGCGCTTGCTCGCCATTCGAGGCGTCTCCATGAGTGTGCGTTATACACTACTAATACACAATCCCGGCTGGCTTGCAAGCGAGTAGTGGACAATCCCCACTGCCTCGATTAGTCCTAATAGTCATGACTAGCCTCAAGGCATTCGTGCCGCGCCTCTCTGATCTCTTGAACGTTTCGCCGGACGGGCTCTATGAGCGCCAGCGCGCGATGGTCGGGGCGAAGCTTTTGACGGGCCTTTCGGGACGCGGGCCGGGGCGGGGTGTTCGCGCCACGCCGGAATCCGTGGCTATGCTGCTGATTGCCGTAATGGCGACAGACGGGATCTCTGACTTGGAAGCCCGCGTCCGGGAATTGGCTGCGTTACGTTCCGAGCCGCTCGAGTATTTTGGGCGCGCCAGGACGTTCAAGGCCGCGATTACAAACATCTTAGGCAGCGACGAATCCGCGGCTCTTGTGAAGAAGATCCGGGTGTTCCGGACCTACAGGGCTGCGAGCATTGATCTCAATCTGCCGCCATCCGACGAGGTCGACTTTGTCGATTTTGGTAAGAGCCGTTTCAGCTACGGTGGTGGCTTTTGGGTTACCGCGGAGTTTGATGCGAGCGCAATCAAGCAAGTTCGTTCTCTGCTCCGTGAACTCGAACAGGGGGATGAGTCGTCATGAAGGGCCATGTTCGCGAGCGGCCGGCTGGCTCCGGCAACTGGTATGCCGTCCTCGACATGCGCGACCCGACGACGGGGAAGCGCAAGCGCAAATGGCATAGCCTGGAGGCAACGGGAAAGAGGCAGGCTCAGATTGATTGCGCCAACCTAATCTCCGGCATGGCCGCCGGCACCTACATGGAGCCGAGCAAGACGACGCTGGCGCAATTCTTCGTCAAGTGGCTGGCCCATATCAAACCGAACGTCTCGCCACGGACCCACGAACGCTACTCGGAAATTGCGAACAAGAATCTTGCCCCGGTGCTCGGTCAAGTGATCCTGACCAAGCTGCAGCCCATCCAGATTTCGGAAGCCTATGCCACGTTGCTAGCCACTGGCCGCAGGAACGGGCAAGGCGGTCTATCAGCTCGTACTGTCCATCACTGCCACCGCGTCCTGAACTCGGCTCTTCGGCAGGCTGTGCGGTGGGGGATGCTGATCCGCAACCCGACCGATGTCCTAGAGAAGAAGGATCGGCCCAAGGTCGAGCGCAAGCCGGTGGCGACCATTGATGCGCCGGCTACCGTTGACGTGATCGAGGCAGCGCGAGCCCGTCGTCTGTTCGTGCCTATCCTGCTAGCCGGGCTGTGTGGGTTGCGGCGAGGCGAGATTACCGCCGTTCGCTGGAAATCCATCGACCTTGACCGAGGCCAGCTTGCGGTGATCGCAAGCACGGAACAGACAAAGGCGGGCGCGCGGGAGAAGGAAGCCAAGAACAGCAAGTGTCGTACGATCGCCCTGCCGAGCTTGCTGGTCGACGAATTGCGACGGCATAAGGTTGCACAAGCGGAGGAACTGTTGCGCATCGGCGTCCGGGCCGGCGGCGAAACTCACGTCGTGACGCAAGCGGACGGCACCCCAATCCAGCCGCACAGCCTCACTCACAGCGTGACTAACTTCATGAAGGAGCAGGGCAGCAAGGTCCGGCTTCACGGACTACGGCACAGCCACGCCAGCCACTTACTGGCGTCCAACGTGCATCCCAAGATCGTGCAAGAGCGGTTCGGCCATTCGAGCGTGGCAATCACGATGGACATCTATTCGCACCTGATGCCGAACATGCAGACGGACGCGGTCGCGCTAGTTGACGGCGTGATGCGGGCGGCCATAAACAAGCGCGGCTGA